GGCAACCTGACCTCAAGACGCCGGCGCCGGCGCAACAGCGGCCAGCTGGTCCAGCCGCTGCTACCCCTCCGCAGGGTCAGGAACCAGCTGCCGCCATCCGTGCGCCGGCCAGCTGGAAGCCGGCCGCGCGCGAGCACTGGTCGAAGCTGCCGGCCGAGGTTCAGCAGGAGGTGGCGCGGCGCGAGGTCGAGGTTGGGCGCGCGCTGCACGAGTCGGCCGGCGCACGCAACGCGCTGCACCACATGCAACAGGTGATCGGGCCCTTTGCCGCCAACATTCAGGCGTCCGGCAACGACGCGCTAACGGCGATCGGCAATCTACTGAAAGCAGACAACACGCTGCGGCACGGAGTGCAAGCGGACAAGGCGCAGCTGATTGCGCACCTCATCAAGCAATACAGCGTGGACGTCGGCACGCTCGACAGCGTGCTCGCCGGCCTGCAGGTGGCGCCGGACCCCAACGAGCAGGTGGCGGCGCGGCTGCGGCAGGAGATGCAGCAGCAGCTGGCGCCGGTGATGAGCTACTTCAACCAGATGCAGGGGCGCCAGCACGAGATGCTCACCGGCATCCGCCAGAACGCCGGCAACGAGGTGGAGCAGTTCGCGCAGGACGGGCAGCACGAGTTTTTCGATGACGTGCGCACCGACATGGCCGACATCATCGACATGTATACGGCGCGCAACCAGCCCATCACATTGCAACAGGCCTACGACAGGGCCATACTGATGAATCCGCAAGTCGCCGATGTTGTTCAGCGACGAGCGGATGCGGCGAAGGTGAACGCAGCTGCACAGGCCGCCCAGCGCGCACGTCGTGCCGCAGCGAGCATCAGCGGATCACCCGCACCCGCAGGTTCACCGGGACCAGCAGGCGCCAACAATCGCCGTGCCGAGATCGAGGCGGCATGGGATTCGGCGAGCGGCAGCTAGGCCACCCGTCTCAATAGCACCGTAGTCTCCTCCGCGCGAGGAGGTGCGAACACCGCAAGGTGCCATCGCACGTCAGCGCGAACCACCGCCCGGTGGTTAAAGGGGCGCGTGCCATCCGAAAAGGAACACGCCGACTCAAGGGATTTCCTCAACCCTTTTGGACGGAGATATTCCTATGGCATTCCCCGGAACGCCCAATGCGATTTCAGACATTCTCGCGACCACGATAGAAAACCGGTCAAAAACCATCGCCGATAACGTGACCCTCAACAATGCGCTGCTCACGTATCTGGAGAAGCGCGGCAATCAGAAGACGGTTTCTGGCGGCTCGGTCATTTTTCAAGAATTGAGTTTCGCGCAGAACGGCAACGCCGGCTGGTATTCAGGCTATGACCTGCTGCCGGTCGCCGCGCAGGACGTGATCTCGGCGGCCAGCTTCCCCATCAAGCAGGCTGCTTGCCCGGTTGTCATATCCGGTCTGGAGATGCTGCAAAACGCCGGCAAGGAACAGATGATCGACCTCATGGACGCGCGGCTCGGTGTAGCCGAGGCGACCATGGCGAACCTCATCGCCGGCGGCGTCTACTCCAACGGCACCGCATCCGGCGGCAAGCAGATCGACGGGCTCGATGCTGCGGTCCCGGTCACGCCGACAACCGGCACCTACGGTGGCATCGACCGCAACACGTGGACCTTCTGGCAGTCGAAGTCTACGACCGCCGGCGCCGCGCTTACCCCGACTACCGTGCAAGCTGCGATGAACACCATGTGGGCATCGCTCGTGCGCGGCATGGACCGTCCCGACCTGATCGTGATGGACAGCGTGTTCTGGGGGATCTACATCGCGAGCTTGCAGGCGAACCAGCGATTCACCGACCCGAACAAGGCGAAGCTCGGCTTCCCCACCATTCAATACATGGATGCGGATGTCGTGCTTGACGGTGGCATCGGCGGTTTCGCGACCACGAAGACCGCCTACTTCCTCAACACGCGCTACCTGTTTTTCCGTCCGCACGCCCAGCGCAACATGGTCCCGCTCGCGCCGAACAAGCGTTACGCCATCAATCAGGACGCCGAGTGCCAGATCATCGGATGGGCGGGGAACCTGACCTCGTCTGGTTCGCAATTCCAAGGGCGCCTGATCACTCCGTGATCGTCGTCATCCCACGTGGACCAAGGGATCGGGCCGCGCAATTGCTTCGATCCCTGCTTTCTTTTTTCGAGGACAGCTCGATGGCGCAGAAACCGCAACACCACGAACAGCACGAACACCACGAGCAGAAGCACGAGGCGCCGGCAAAACCGTCGGGCCCGATTCTGCCCGGGGCGAACGAACCCGGCGAGGTGCCGCCCAGCGATCTCGGCACTTCACGCGATCCGCACCGCAAAGACAAGGAGTGACCCATGTCTGCTTCTCTCCCCGGCGACAACCGAGTCGGTTACAGCACCGGGCCCGCCGCAAATCCGTCGGCTGGCAACCTCGTGCTCATGGATCTGTTGAGCGGCCCGAAGGGGTCGCCCAATGACGTGCGCAGGATCTCCGGTTGGAATGCGAACAGCGCGCCGACTTACGTCAACGACGACGCGAACCAGACGCGCAGCACCGGCGGACTTTCCACTGGCATAGGCTTCGGCAGCGGCAACGGTCTGCAGGGTCTCGTCATTGGCGCGACCGCGCCGGCATCGATCAAGGCGGCAGGGTTCATGGACGATTCCACCCCGGGCGTCACGAAGCCAGACGGCACCGCTGCTACCGATTCCCGCCTCATGTATCTCGGTGGCGGCAAGATGGGCAATTACTCGGCGACGCTCTACGGCGTGCCGTTCCCCGTCTCGCCTTACACCGCAGGCTTCGGCATCGGCGCAGCTGGTCAGAGCAACACGCGCGACGCCGGCGCCGGCCCAGCGTTCACCGGTTTCCAGCCGAAGATGGTGACCGCTACCGGTGCTGTCGCGACCGGTGCGGCCGTAGAGGCCGGCTTCCTCAATCGTTCAGGCGCCGCGCTCGTCTCCGGCCAGAGCGTTTTCGGAGTGAGCAACGTCGCATCGGCGGCAGTGGCGTGAACGCCGGCACGATGGTCTATGTCAACGGTGGTCGTATCAAAACTACGACCGCCTTGCCGACTGCGAACGCGCCCAACGCCATCCCGTTCAAGGACGGCGCGATCTGCGTCGGCCCGGGGGTCGCGCCGCGCTCGTGGCTCGCTGGCATCGGCTACGGCACAAACGGCCGCATCTGTATCGACACGACCGGGCTCGCCATCACCGCTTACTTGGGCGGGCTGGGGTTCACCTCTACCGGCGCGCTCGCATGCGACACGACGGGCGCCGTCGTAGGGTCCGTGCGCGGCATCCCAATGACGGCACAGGGTCGCATCTGCATCGAGACGCCCACCCCGTAGTGATTAGCTACCGGCGCAACCTCAAAAGGAGAATTTCTATGCAGCTGCAATCGTTCGATGGAAACATCGGCGACTTCGATCTCAACAATCGCCACGCCGGCGACGAGAAACTGCCGGTCGTGTTCCGCATGGATGCGCTGAAAGATGAAGCGGCGTCTGATGCTGCCGGCCGCCCGATTTACAAGGACGCCGAATTCATTCGGATCTTCGTTCACAAGGACAGCATCATCGACCGCCCGGTGCGCGATGAAGACAAGGAACGGTGGCCGCGCGCGTATGCCGCATGGAAGCAGACAGGCGTGAGCGATCCCGGCGCCGTGGGCACGCGCCTTGAACACTGGCCGCAGATGACGCGTGCGCAGGTCGAGGAATACAAGTATTTCAAGATCTATACCGTCGAGCAGCTGGCGGAACTTCCCGACAACATCGCCCAGACGATCATGGGCGCCCCGAAGATGAAGCAGATGGCGCGGCTCGCTGTCGAGGCGGCGAAAGGCGAACTCCCCTTCCTGAAGATGCAGAAGGAGTTGGAGGAACGCGACCTGAAAATCTCGCAGCTGACGGCCGAGGTCGGCCGGTTGGCGAAGGTGATCGAAGAGCGGATGCAGGTGGTCCCGGTCAAGGCGTAGTCGATGGCATCGGTCCAGAAACTCGACACCGTTCTCTACGAGGTGCAGCAGGCATTGCTGCAGATGTCGCAGCCGCCACCGAACGGCGTCTACGACTCCGGCGACGAGAACGCGCTGCTCATGGGGTCGGTGGTGAATGTCGCCGGCATCATGGTGGGCGAGGCCTACGACTGGCAGCAGCTGCGCAAGACGTTCACCGCCACCGGCGACGCCGTGCGCACGGCATGGGATCTGCCGCCAGACTTCTCGCGCTTCGTGGACAACACCGGCTGGTCCACGTCGCTGCGGCGCCCGGTCGTCGTGATCAATCCGCAGGAGTGGGCGTCCATCAACAGCTGGATGTCGCAATCGTTCGCGATCAACCCGGCGTGCCGGATCATGGGCGACCAGCTGGTCTTCCTGTCCGCGCCGCCGCTCGGCGACAACATCACCATCGAATACATCGACGCGAACTGGGTGATAGACGCCGACGACAACACCATTCTGAAGCAGAAGGCCAGCAAGAACGCCGACATGCCGCGCTTCGACTGGCTGCTGATGGTGCTTGCCCTCAAGATGAAATGGCAGGAAGCGAAAGGCCTCTCGACCGTCGCCGCGCAGTCGGACTTCAACGACCGCTTCCTGCAGCTGACGCAGCGCGACAAGATTGCGCAGGTGCTCACGCTCTCCGGCCCGGTGCCCGGTAGCTTCCGCTACCTCGACAACTGGTATAACACGCCGGACACTGGGATGGGGATGTAGATGTTTCGCTTCCCCACCGTGCAGAACACGCCGCGCGCGAGACCGCAGATCGGCACGCTCACGCCCATTGCTGTGCCGTCGAAAGGCCTGAACGCGCGCGACACGTTTGCCGTCATGGGACCGGAATACGCGATCAGCTTGAGCAACGTGATCGTGGAACCCTACGGCATGAAGACGCGCAAGGGCTACGACGAATGGGCCACCGGCATTCCGCCGGCGCCCGGGCCGACCACGGTCCCGGTCTCGACCCTGATGGTGTATTA